TGGCGGAGGACGGAGTCTGCTGCGAACTCGTCTCCGCTGATTTTCCCTGCTAACAGTGAAAAATACAGGGACTTTTCTCATTTTGATGGTCCGAAATTGCCTTCGACGCGCGGATCGACCGTATTTTCTGCGAGATGGTTCTTTCAAGCCGGAAACCGGAACAGGGACGTATCAGGGAAAGAGCAGGGAACGAACAGGTATCTTGTATGCGTGAACAGGGAATTTTGGAAGATCAGTTTGCTCTCACATTCACAGCGGTCTGCAAGAGAACTCTGCGCTGTTCAACCCAGTTCATGGGAAACGTTATTCTCAGCTTTTCAAGCGTCAGATCTGGCGGCTGGCGACCATCGAGGATAGCCTCTACAATATCTGGGGCAAGAAAAGCGTAGCCAAGAATGCGACGAACGTAGCTCTCGTCGAGACCGGTCCGCATTGCGATCGAGCGCGGGCCGCTGGCCTCGCCTGTGACTAGTTGTTCGTACCACTCATGAGCTCGGGCGACCGCTTTCAACAGTGCTTGCGACTGATTAGCAGACACCGCCTCTGCAGCACCGGACGAAAGCACCAGCCGAACTTCGCGCCCCCGCCGGCTCAGTCTGGCGGCGAACTCCAGAGAGATGATGTGATCACCAACGTGATCTACGGGCTGCTCGTTCAGGAGAAAGGCCCGTAGATATTTCTTCTTGAGCAGAATCTGGATGTGCTCTTGGTGCACAACAATTCGGTTGACCACCTTTCTGACGAGGTCGGAAATCTGGCCGCGAGTGCCGGCCATCAACAGTCGCGACGTGCATTCGGAAGAGCCAAGCAGTCGTTGAATGGACTCGGCAGTTTCCTCCACCGCTCCTAGCTGATCCACTACTTCTTTCTGGGACTGAAGAAATTCTGCAATCCTGCCAACAACCCCGCTCTCGATGTCATGTGCCGGAATTCGAATCGAACTGCCCTGCACTCGACTTTGTTGACTCACGGCCTGGCAATAGTAGCGATAGCGCCTTCCGCTTTTGACGGTGTGGGAAGCCGTGAGTTTGTTGCCCTCGCCGTCCATGATGAGACCTGTTAGCAGACTGGGTGATTCCACCCTCACACCATGTCGACGGCCCTGATTGTCACCACGCAGTTGAGTCTGCACCTGATCCCACAACTCCCGCAAGACGATTGATTCATGTTCTCCGGGATAGCATTGGCCCTTGTGGCTGATCTCGCCAAGATAAATGTTGTTGTTCAGAATCTTGTACAGAGCACCGCGAGAGAATGAGGACCCACCGGATCGTCCCCCACTGGTCCCTCTTCGGACCTTACTTCTGATTCCTTCCTCATCCAGGCGGACCTTCAGTCCTCTGACGCAACCAGCCTCCAGGTAAAGCCTGAAGATCCTGCGCACCGTTTTCGCCTCCTCCGGGTTCACGATGAGCTTTCGTTCCTTAACGTCATAGCCAAGAGGTACGTTGCCGCCCATCCACATGCCGCGGCGCTTCGACGCTGCGATTTTGTCGCGAATACGCTCTCCGGTTACTTCACGCTCAAACTGAGCGAACGAAAGCAGAATATTGAGCGTCAATCGCCCCATCGACGTGGTCGTATTGAACTGTTGCGTGACAGATACGAACGACACTCCTCGTGCGTCCAGCGCCTCGACGATCTTGGCAAAGTCCGCCAGGCTCCGCGTGAGACGGTCGACTTTGTAGACGACGATGGTATCGATCTTGTTTGCCGCTACATCTTCGAGCAATTGCTTCAGAGCTGGCCTCTCCAGGTTTCCGCCCGAGAAGCCGCCGTCATCGTAGCGAGCGGGAAGAACTCGCCAGCCTTCATGGCGTTGACTAAGGACGAAGGCCTCACAGGCCTCGCGCTGCGCGTCCAAAGAATTGAACGACTGCTCCAGCCCTTCCTCACAGGACTTCCTAGTGTAGACAGCGCAGCGAAGAACGGACTTCAACGTTGGGTTCATGCGGCCTCCTTCATGTTCCCAGCTTGCTTGCCTCTAAGACCGAAGAATAGTGGTCCGGACCGTCGAGTGCCAGTAATCAATCGGGCGATCTCGGACAGGCTGTCGTACCGTGAGCCTTTGTATTCATATCCTTGCTGCTCGACGTGAACGACATGCGTCTCGGATCGCCATTGTCGGACCAGGCGAGTACCAGGTTTGATAGTCGGTGCACAATGGAGCGAATCGCTTTGGGCTGCAAGGCATCTCGCCAATTCCCGCAAACGGGTGAGGCTGTGGTTGCTGAGCGAGCCGAAGGCATGTTCTTGCAGGCGATAGCCTAGAATTCGCACCATAAGATCTCTCCGCAACCGAGGTGGCGGAGAGGACCTGAAGACTTCCGTCCAAAGTTTGGAAAGCGAAGCTTTGTCGAGAGGCGGCAACGTTGCGAGGTGTTCGGTAACACTGTCCGGCATAATACCTCCTATAGACTCAGCAACATTGACGCTTCCTTTGCGGAAGAAATCAAGCGTTCGATCCGCGATTGTGGAGCGATTCGGGAGGCTTGATGCGCCCTAAAACAGCCAAGGAGAAATCAGCAGAAAGGATCAAGCTACTCCGCAATCCTGTGGTTTCCGCGGCATTCGCTCATTATTTCAGTGGGAACTGGCGGGCCCAGAAGATGCTCAATGAATTGCAAGCCGCCGGAGCCAATGTTCAGCATCTGAGGGAGTGGGCACTTTGGTCCTTTCATCCTCTAGGAGCCGACGAGGCAGAAGAAAAGCAGAGGCGCGGCCGTTTGACAAAGACTCAACTGAAGAAGGCGCTGATTGGGTATGAGAGCGCGATTGCTTGTTTTTCCGTCTACGCTTCTGCAACTCACTTCGATTGGTCAGACTCCAGGAGCACGTCCGACCGGTTTCAAAGGCTGGTTGGGATGAATCAATATTTGGCTCGGGAAACGAGCGCGATGCTTGAGCGGATTGACACCAGCGGCGTGTACAAGACGAAGCGCTTGGGGGTGAAATGGAACATTCACTACCTATACCTCAGCAAGGTATACATCGCTACAGTCGCTCACTGGGATGAGCGCAGAGTCTTGGATGCTTTGACACACCTCATAGTGGCTGGCAAGAAATCTGTACGCAATAAGGTTCCTAGAGATCTGCGCTCGCTCCTGAGGAAGACTCTTCGGACCTTCGAACATGATTCCCAGAATGCCACCATCGTTAGACGTTTGCAGATAGCAGTCGCCGACCGTGATGTCCTCACCAAACTGTTCCCGCCGCTGATCGCGAATGCCGACTAGGGCATTTATTCCGGAAGCAAAATCGCAAAAAGCAGCACGCCTTGATTCCTAAGGGTTCCACAGGAAAACCAGGAAAAATCCTGCTCAGAACAGGAGGTACACCGTCAAGATGGGAAAAACTGCAAACAGAGAGTCGCATCTTCAGATTCAATATTGTCCAATCGCTACCCTGAAGGCGAATCCTGAGAACCCACGTGTCCACAGCGATAGGCAGATCAGGCAAATCGCTCGAAGCCTCGAAACCTTCGGTTCCATCGTTCCGGTCTTGATCGACCAGAACTCACGTGTAATTGCCGGCCATGGCCGCATCCTGGCAGCGCGGCTCCTCGGACTGACGGAATTTCCGACCATCCGCGTCGAGCACCTTACAGACGCTCAAATCAAGGCCTTTGCAATCGCAGACAACAAGCTCAGCGAGAACTCCACCTGGGATGCAGCTCTACTAGGACAGCAGCTGAAAGCTCTTGCCGAAGTCGAGCTGGACTTCAACCTCGAAGCCACTGGTTTCGAGATGGGAGAGATTGACCTGCTCATCGAAGGACTGGAACCCACTAGCGAAGCGGAATCCGATGCCGCAGACTCGATCCCCGACCAAACGACAACTCGCGTCACCAGCGTCAACGACCTATGGCATCTCGCGAAGCATCGAGTTCTGTGCGGAAACGCGCTGGACCCTGAAGCGTACTCGCGGCTCATGGGCAAACGGCAGGCAGGTGTCGTCTTTACTGATCCTCCTTACAACGTCCCGATCGACGGACACGTGTCGGGGCTAGGAAAGAAGCGACACCCCAACTTCCCCATGGCATCGGGTGAAATGAGTGAATCCGAGTTCACCGATTTCCTGAGCTGCGTCTGCAAGCACATGGCCGGCTACAGCCGGGTCGGATCGATCCATTTCATCTGCATGGACTGGCGCCACCTAGGGGAACTTCTCAGCGCGGGCAAGGAAGCTTACGACGAGTTTAAGAATTTGTGCGTTTGGGCCAAAGCCAATGCAGGCATGGGTTCGATGTACCGCAGCCAGCACGAATTGGTCCTCGTTTTCAAACACGGTGTGAGCCCCCATCGCAACAACATCCAGTTGGGCCAATTCGGTCGTTATCGCACGAACGTCTGGCACTATCCAGGAGCCAACTCTTTCTCGCGCTCGACCGAAGAAGGCAACTTGCTAGAATTGCATCCGACGGTCAAGCCGACCAGGTTAGTGGCAGACGCGATTGTGGATTGTTCGGCCCGCGGCGACATCGTGCTTGATCCGTTCTTGGGCAGCGGGACCACGGTCATCGCAGCCGAGCGCACCGGCCGGATCTGTTACGGCATTGAACTCGACCCCGCCTATGTCGACGTCGTCGTTCGCCGTTGGCAGGCCTTTACGGGGCTCTCGGCTAAGCATGCAGGTTCAGGTCGCACATTTAACGAACTTGAGAAGGAGGGTGGCGATGAGCACAGGCAGTGACACTCCGCAAGCCATGAGCGAACCAGCGAAAGATGTTGGTTACGGCAAACCGCCAGAGTCGACTCGCTTCAAGAAAGGTGTTTCGGGGAACCCGAGAGGACGCCCAAAGGGCAGCCTGAATGTGGCTACCGTGTTCACCAAAACTCTGCGTGAGAAGGTCATCATTAATGAGCACGGGCAGCGCAGGACCGTCACCAAACTTGAGGCAGCCGTAAAGCAATTGGTCAACAAAGCCGCCTCGGGTGACCAGCGCTCCATGAGTTTGCTTCTAGACTTGGCACGAGACGCGGAGGCCAAGCAGAACCTGCCGGGAGCGCAACAGCCTATGCTCTCCGCAGCGGATCAGGAAATCATCGACAACATTCTCAAACGCTTCTCGGAGACGAAGGAAGAAAATTCTGAGGTTCTGGAGGAGAACGATGGCAACCCTAACGGCGAATGAATACCAGGCGTTTGCACGTAACGATCTTTACACGTTCATGCATCGTGCGTTCCGGGAACTCAATCCAACCACTCCCTTCCTGCACACCTGGCATAACGAACTGGTGACGTCAAAATTGGAAGCTTGTCGGCGCGGTGAGGTCACGCGACTGATCATCAATGTGCCGCCGCGGTCCCTCAAGTCGCACGAGGCGGCCGTCTCCTTTCCAGCTTTCGTGCTCGGACACAATCCTAGCGCACAGATCATTTGCGCCAGCTACGGGCAGGACCTGGCCAACAAGCACTCCCTGGACTGCCGCACCGTCATGAACAGCGAATGGTACAAAGCGTTGTTTCCGACGCGACTGGCTCCGCAAAAGCAGTCGGTCCAAGAGTTTCAGACGATCCAAAGCGGTTTCCGGCTGGCTACTTCGGTCGGTGGCGTGCTGACCGGCCGCGGAGCAGACTTCATCATCATCGACGATCCTTTGAAGCCCGATGAGGCCTTGTCCGAAACCCAACGGAAGGCCGTAAACGAGTGGTTCGATCACACCCTGTACAGTCGCTTGAACGACAAACGACAAGGAGTGATCATCCTTATTATGCAGCGGCTCCATCAGGATGACTTGGTAGGCCACGTCATGGAGCAAGAGGAGTGGGACTGGGTTCGACTCCCGGCAATCGCGGAAGAGGATGAAGAGCACGCAATTCATTCCCCATATCGGACCTGGACTGCACGTAGGAAAGCAGGAGAAGCTTTGCACCCTGAGCGAGAACCTCTACCCGTGCTTGAACATCTTCGCAAAACCCTGGGCGAGTACAACTTCTCTGGACAGTATCAGCAATCACCTTCGCCATTGGGCGGCGCCATGGTGAAGTTCGATTGGCTCGTCGGCTATGTTCCTGGCACAGAGCCTGCCAAGTTCGACCTTGTCTTTCAGAGTTGGGATACAGCCAACAAGAGCACCGAGCTGAGCGACTATAGCGTTTGCACGACCTGGGGACGCAAGAACAAGAAGCTCTATTTGCTTCACGTCTTCCGCAAGCGGTTGGATTACCCGGAACTAAAACGCGCCGTCTGGCAACAAGCGTCTCGCTTCCAACCCCGCAACATTTTGATTGAAGACAAGGCATCGGGTACGCAATTGATTCAGGAACTGATTCAGGATGGCGTTCATGGGGTGACACGGTACGAACCGACCATGGAAAAAATCATGCGTATGCACTCCGTCACCAGCACCTTCGAGAA